AAGTCTTCCGGCGTCAATGCGGCGAGCGCGTAGGACACCTCAATAGTGCGGGCGTCCATGCGCCTTCTGAGGAAATACTCGCCGTCATTGGTAGCAATCTTGACCGTGTCGATCGTTTCTGTTCTCGGCTCTCTGCCGGTGACCTCAATGGTGCGGTAACCGTCCACGAGATCTTCAAGGCGGATGCCGTTCACAGCCATAGCCTTATCGGGCCTGTCCTTGCCCGCGTAGCTGATCTTGCTCAAAGCCATACCGCACCCGCCTTTCTGTTCGTCGTCCTGTCAAGCCTGTTGAGTTCCTGCTGGTTGTACTTAGCTGTCGCTCTGGCTACTTCTCTGCCGTCGATGGTGACCGGCACGATGACCGTGTATTCTCCGCCTCCTGCTCCGTACCCGGCACGAATCTCATCCGACAGCCTGTCGAGCCGCTCCCAGAAGGGATTCAGTGGCAGGATAGCTTCAGGGCCTGACTCACCGCCGCCATAAGCGAACAGCGTCGGGTTGTCCATAATACCGCCCTTTGCGTACCAACTGACGGACACCTTCGGAATGCTCGGGGGATCCAGAGACAGCCGACCGCTGATGGACAGGTGGGGGAGCTTTAGCTTGGGCGTCGGCAGGGTGATGTTGAAGATGCCTTTGATCTTCTCGATGATCTCCTTGCACTTGTCCCTGAGGCTTTCCACAGGCTTCAGCGCCGCGTTCTTCACGTTCGTCCATGCTGTCGAGGCAGTGTTCTTGATGTTCGTCCATGTGTTGGACAGGGAGGTCTTCAGACCATCAACAAGGGTCGTGATGGTCGTCTTGATGCCGTTCCAGATGTTGGAGGCCGCGCTCTTGATGGCGTTCCACTTCTCCGACACCACCGCCCGCATGTTCTCGACTGCAGCGGAGATGTTCGCTTTCACGCTGTTGAACGTGGCGACGACAGCGCCCCAGATTTCTGCGGCCTTTGCCTTGACCGTATCCCAATGGTTATACAGGTAGATGCCTGCCGCCACGACCGCACCGATCGCGAGCGTCACACCAAGCAGAGGGAGGTTCAGACCTGCGAATGCCGCGCCGACCGCTCCGATGAGTCCGCTGAAGGTTCCGAAGACGGACAGGAACGATGTAGCCGCCTGGAACGCGATGAACGCCGTGACCAGACCTCCGAGGATTGGGACGAGGACATCGGCATGCTGTCCGAAGAAATCAATGGCGCCTGCGATGCCGTCCAGTGCCGCCTTCAGCGGGTCAGCGATGGCGAGGAAAAACTCGATTCCGATGTTCGTGAAGGCTTCCTTGACCTTCGCCATCTTCTTGCTCGCCGTCTCTGCCATCTTGTCATAGGATTCGCCGACCACATCAGCAGCTGTTCCCATCGCCTCCATGTTGCCTGCCCAGTCACTGTTCCATACGGACAGTGCCGCCTTACCGGCCTCGATGGACGAGAACATGTCCACCATCGACGTGCCTGTGCTCTGTGCCTCCTCATCGAACAGGGACAGGACATCTGACAGGTCCCAGCCTGCTTCCATCGCCTCTGCGAAGGACAGACCGCCGTCCTGAATATGCCCTGTGAGCTCTCGGAACTTGTTGGAAGCCTGTGTGCCTTCCTTGCCGAGTTCCGCGATGAGAGCGTTCAACTGGGTCGTGGCCTGTGCTGTCGGAGTACCCTGTGCAGTCATGCCTGCCAGAGCCGCGCCGACCTGGTCAAAGCTGACCCCGAAGGATGCCGCTGTGGGCGTGACCTGTGCGAGGCTTGCGCCCAGTTCTCCGACGGTCGTGATACCTTTGTTCTGCGTCTGGATCAGGATTCTCTGCACGGCCTCCATGTTCGCCTGTGTGGCAGCGACGTCATCAGACACCATGCCGTAGGCGTTCATGGTCTTGGCTGTAGCAGACAGGGCCGTGTCGATGTCCGTGAAGCCTGCTGTAGCAAGCTTGGCAGAACCTTCAAGCATTGACCCGAGGTTGCCCATCGGGACGGATGCAGACTCCGCAGAGTAGGCCGCCTCTGCCAGCTGTGCTGCTGCGATGCCCGTCTCACTGGACAGGTCCATCAACTGCCCTTGAAACGCTGTCAGCTCCTCGCCGGTCCCCGACCACAGGGTGGAGACCTTCGCGATGGACGTCTCGAAGTTCATGCCAGATTCAATGGAGTCCTTAATGAGCTTGCCGAGACCGAGAGCGACGATGGCCTTCTTGACGAGCGGTCCGAAGGTGTTGGAGAAGTTCGCGCCGGACTGCTCACCGGCCTTTGTAGCCTCTGGGGCAAGGATTCCGACTATCGAATCCCCGATACCATCCGCAGACGGGACGATCTGGACGTATGCACTTCCTAAGCTATTTCCCGCCATGTTTACTCCTTATGTGTCAGTTGAGCCCACATCGCGTCGAAGTCCTCTGTGGAGTCGAACGACATGACGGGCTCAGTCTTTTCTTCTTTGGGTTTGGCCTTGCCGGTCATGACGTCCATCATCAGCGGCGGCATCTTCGCGTTCTTCGATAGACCGACCGCGATTGCCGTCAGAACGTCCGTCACGCGAGGCAGAAGCACTTCCGGCGGGATGTACATAAGCCCCGCCATCTTCATCTTGACGCGGGAGTTATCCCGAAGCCCTGCCGCCAATGTCGCCATGAGGGGCACGGGGAGCGCCCACAAATCAAGGACGTGATAAGTCTCCGCGAAGTCACAGACAAGCTCATCACGCCCTTCAGCCAACATGACGGCAAGGCACATCAGTTTTTTGTTTCGGCGGCCTCTCCGAGAGCGGTCATCATCTCTGCGACCTCTGCCGTCAGAGCAGGGACAGGGACCTTGCCGTCCTCCGTCCGAACGTGATCATACAGCGCCTTCTTCTGCTCTGCTCCGAGGAGCTTGACCAGAAAATGGAAGAACGCGAACTGGTCATTCCCGTCACGGATGGCAACGAAGTCCTCAAGGAACTCCGCGTCCGTAAAGGCCGCAGGATCCAGATGATACTCAAAGCCGCTTTTTGTGGTTCCCTTCACCATGTTTCATTCCCTCCTTATGCCGTGTAAAGCCTGTGGCACTTGTTGTTGATTCTGTTGTCCGGCAGAGCCTTGATGGTCAGGTCCAGACCGACCGGCTCATCGACCTTCAGAACGATGTCCCCGAGCTCGGAGATCGTGCTGTTCGGGAAGATCCAGCGACCGACCTTGCCGCCCGTGAAGACGACCTCGAAGACAAAGATAGCGGCGTCCACATCGCCGGAGCCGAAGTCGACCGTGGTCTTGCTGTTCGCGGTCGTGACGTTCCCGGTGCCGAGCGCAGCCTTGAGGGCGTCCTCGTTCAGGAACTCGACCAGCTTGAAGGACGCCTCTGCGCTGTACTCAGTCTGGGTAGCCAGGATCGTGTCTCCGTTCCAATCCTTGATGTCCGTGGACGAGGAGTTGGTCGTGATGGTCACGCCATCATCGGAGATGTATCCAAGGCACTTGTAGCCAGTGGCAAGCGCCGTGGTGGCATCCGTCGGCAGTGCTGTTGCCTTTGGCGCCCAGTAGATATAGCCGCCGACCTTGCCTTTTCCGGCAGTAACGTTAGCAGTGCTATTCGCCATGTTGATTCCTCCTAGTAGTGATAGATGTCGTACACGCTCTGGTAGCGGTATTCCTTCCTTCGCGTGTCGGTGAAGTTATAGTTTGACGACAGTACGACCCCGGAGATCTCGTCGAGTTCCGGGAGCCGGTCAGCCGCTTCTCGCACCTTTTCATCAAGTGCAACCGTGTTGTACAGGCTCGTGAGCGAGTAACTCTGGAAAGCGATGGACGTGGTATAGATGAAGTCCCGCCGGGTCGAGCCGACCTTCTCCATCACCACGAAAGCGTCCTTAGGCTCGTTCGGGTATTCCATGTAGACAGGCACATCCAGCGCCGCATTCATGAAGTCGAGAACAATCTGCTCAATCATGACCGAATCACCTTCTCCAATGTGTTGTGCTCCCAGTTGTCGTGGGCCGCTTCCTTTGTCCCCGGGTGGATGTTTACGTAGGCTCGCCGCTGACCCATGTGGGAAGTAGCGATGTACCCCGGACCGGCTTCTGCGGCTTTCTGGTCACCGTAGCCCTTCAGGATCCCCTGCATCTCGGGACCCTTCAACAGAGCCATGACCCCCGCGTTGTTCAGTTCGAATAGCTTCTTAGCCATATCTCTCCACCCGAATCTGCTTGTTCCACGGTCCCGGGACCATGTCTGATATCCATTCCTGCACAGGTCCGAAGGTCCTCCACTTCTGCCCGAAGAACTCGACCGTGCGGTTCTCCCAGACATGGGTGTCAGTCTTCGGGATGCAGAGCAGGTACTCCAGATGCCTGCCGGAGACCGTCAGCTCGTCCACGATCGCCTCGGCGGTTGCCGGAGCGACTAAGACGTTATGGACGACATCATCAAAGCCCATGTAGGTCGGCGCGCCGAAGCTGTCCGTCCCTGTCTGCACAGTGTCATGCAGGATGACGTCAATGCCTTTGATCATGCCGTCACCAACCCTTCAAGAGGGCTGACCGTGCCGATTCGGCTGCCGAGCCCCAGCAGCTGCTTGTCGGTCTTGCTGAGGTACAGCTCGCCGACACCGCCACCCGTGCCGATAGTCCAGCTCTGGGAGTAGCCGCCCGCAGATGCGGAGCCCTGTGTTGCTCCCATGGGGACCATCTGTACGTCGCTCTCACCGATGCCGCGCCGCACCATCCTGCAAGAGACCACCTTCTTGATGTCGTCATCTGCGGCTTCGTTGAAGGCGTCAATGATCACGGCAGCCTCCTCCAGAAGCGCAGCGCACTTGGTGAGCTCACTGCTTGTCAGCGTTCGGAAGCCAGCCGCCACTTCCTCTGTTGTTGCGTATGCCATGATTCACCTCACAGAAAAGGGCGCCCCGAAGGACGCCCCATGGTTGTCAGTTGGATCCAGATCAGGCAGCATTCGTGCACTTCACGATGCGGGACAGGATGCTCGGGAACGCAGTCACGCCGCTGTAGCAGACGGTCTGGATCGCGCCGTTCTCGTAGATCGCGCCGGTGTGGACCGCGACGATGCCGGTCGTATCCGTGGTCATGTCCATGCCGGGGATGGCATCAACAGCCGCCGCAACGAGGTTGATGTTCTCAGCAGCAGTCGCGAAGACCGCGCCAGCGGTCACGTTGCTGTCGAGGATGACAGTGGCAATGCCCATGAAGTTCTCGATGTAGCTGATGCCGAACATCGTCTGAACCGTGATGGAAGCAGAGCCGAGATAGTCGAACGCATCCGCAGGATTGACGAACGCGATCGGAGTAGCAGCCTCATCCTCGAACAGCTCCACGACCTTGCCGACAGCCTTTGCGACCTTCGCCTGGAAGGTGCCACCAGCGGGCACGGTCACAGCGGTGCTGCCGTTCGCCTTGATGGAGTCGATGAGCGCCTTGCGGATGCCCTTCTGCACGTCACGCAGCATGGCGTCATTGGTATTGCCGACCGCGAGATCAAAGCCGAGAGAGCCGATCTTCTCGATGGAAGTGAGGTTGCGATACTTCTTGTAGTCGACGACCTTCACCGTGCCTGCGCCGGTAGCATAGCCGCTGTCCGGGATCAGAGCCTTCTCGGCGACAGTCGTCGTAGACAGGTTGCCGGTGGTCTCATACACGGTAAACGCCGTGCCGGGAGTGACCTTCACGACATCGCTCTTGCCGAGCAGAGCCATAAGGTTGTGCAGGTCGGATTCGAATTTGGTTACGAAATTGATGCTCTGGGCGAGCGCATTGGTTTCAAGAGTTGCCATGTTAGCCTCCTATTTAAAAAGTTCGATGTTCTCGCGGATCGCTTTGAGTCGTTCCTTTTCGCTCTTGATCGCGAGAATCTCCTGTTTGCTTACTGTGGGCGGGTTAGCTTCACCGCCATCCTTCACATTCGGATAGCTTGCTCTGGTCGTCTTCGCGAATCCGAGGATTGCTGCAGCCTGCGCTCGCAGGTCATCTTCAGCCGCTCCACGGAGCAGTGACGCGGGAACGCCCGTCTCGGACGAGATCTTCTCCCGGAGCTCACGTTCTGCATTCGCGGCATTCATGGCGTCAATCTGTGCCTGCAGTGCATCAGCGCGCTCTGCCGCCTTCTTGCTGGCCTCTGCAAGTTCGTCGACCTTGCCAGCCTTTTCTTTCAGCTGGTCATAGTCAGCCATCTCTGCATAACGTTTCCGCTCACGATAGAGCCTGTCCTCGACGATCTTGTCGAGTTCCTCCTGAGTGAAGGTCTTAGCCTCAGTTACTTCCTGATTCACAGTTTCGTTCATGTGTTACCCTCCATAGAGTGCTGTAAAAAGTACCTCGTTTAAGGCACGAGTTGCCAATAAAAAAGAGAGCCGTAGCTCCCTTGCCTATTCGTTATCTTTTGCCTGCTGCCTTGCCTCGTAGGCTGCCCTCTTCTGCGCGTTGATCGCGTCCTTGTTCTGTTCGTAGTGCATCCGGCGGATGGAGTTGATACGGTCCTTCCCCTTCCTGCCTTCCGCGCCGTAGTAGACGTCCCGATACTTCTCTGGGTCATATCCGGCGACGCCGTCATCGTCCCCGAATCTGATGGAGTAGTTACAATCGCAATTAGCGTGAATGTGCTCGGCGTGTCCGTTCTTCAACGCCTTCCTGCTCATCCTCTGCCACCCTCTGGATGCGAGAGCGATACAAAACGCACAGGTCTCACTGCCGCTTGGAATCCATGCGAACTCTGCTCCATCTCTGAGAGCGTTGTTCAGCGTCGTGTCCGCGCCTGTCTGCTTCACAAGCCTGCTGACACCGTCCGCGATGGTGTTCGCGTTCTGGGAGATCTTCAGGATCCCGTTGACGGTCTTTGCCACCTCAGCATAGGACGGAGCAGGGGCCGCGATAGCCGCCGGATACAGTTTTGTCTGCATCTCTGCGATGGCATCGTACATCTCAGCGGCAAGGGCTGCGGAGCCTTCGCCGTACCGCTGCGCGAGGGCGTATGCGTAGCGGATCATGGCGTCAGTATCCGAAAAGCCGTGCCGGGCTATCCATTCCCGCATCAGGTCTCCTGCCTTCTTGTCGAGGGCGGACAGCTTGTTTATGTAGTTCTGCCAGTCCTTTGTCGAGATATACACTGCTTACTCCTCGCCCAGGCTCTCAGCCGTGAGCAGTTCCATGCCCCGCGTCCTGCGCTCCTGCGCTTTTATCCTGCGGATGTCAGCCTGCGAGAAGCCGATCATCTCGAGGAAGGTGTCCGTCTGCGCGAATGCCTGGCGCGCGCTGGCGATCTTGATCGCCGCGTCTGCCGTGACAGCCACAGAAGGCATCGCCGGGTTGCGGAAGTGCGCTACGATGTCCGCCTGCTCCTCAGGGAGCTCCGCGATGGTCGTGTCCTGCGCGATGGCAAGAGACATGAGGGCGATGTTCCGCAGGGAGTTACCGTTGGAAGCGTTCAGCTGCTCCGCCATGCCGACAAGGGTCTGCGTCTGTGCGAGGATGGCGTCGGAGCTCGTCGGGTTTGCGTCATTGACCACGCCCGTGTCCGTCACAGACAGCCCTGTAGCAGCGCTGAACTGCGTTGCGAGCAGTCGGAGCATCTCGACATGGGGTGAGATGTTGCCCTGCTGCAGCTGCCCGAAAGTAGGCTTCTCGCCGGTCTCCGGGTTGGTCGTGCCGAGCAGGACGGACCCGACATACTGCTTGAACTTCTGGTTGATCAAGGTATCGTACTGCTTGTCCGTGATACCGAGCAGGTACTTCTGCGGGGTCGTGGCAAACTCAAGACCGATCGTGGCGTTCGCGACCGTCCGAACATAGCCGCGAATCAGCTCACGGACGGGCTGTTTGATGCGGGACCGTCCGAAGGGCTTATTGCTCGTGGCATTCCACGTCAACGCCTCCATCAGTGGTCTGCCCATCTCGTGCCAGTGAGGCTCAGCTGACCAGTGACTGCCGTTTCTGGTCAGCACCCAGACCGCGTCGTCCGTGTACAGGTTCACGATGGACGGGACCCACGTTTTCTCCTCATTGTCAGCCGGGGCCGTGTCGATGATCGCCATACCGCACAGGATCCCGCAGCGCTCGCCGTCCCAGAGGGCCGCAGCAGTGCGGGGGGAGTGGAATCGGATGCGACATCCTGCCTGCTCATCAGCGGAGAGGGTCGCAAAGGTGCATCCGTACTTGAGCTCATCCCGGCAGGCTTTGGAATACTCCGCGATGAGGTTGTTTGCCTGTACGATCCGCATCATCTCCTCTGCGCTCTCGCCGGATTCTCCGACAAAACCATCGAACATGGACCGGGCGGCAAGGACGTCGACCGTCTTCGCGCCCCAGCTGCAGCCGATGGACAGCTTGGAGATGCCATCCGGGAGAGCGATGCCGAGATTCACCTCAGACAGAGGGATGTTGCCCTCGTAGAACCGCTCCTTCTCATCGTTCTTCGCCCGATGATAGTTGTATTCAGCCACAAGGCGGTCAAGTAACTGCCGCTCCTGTGCTCGCAGGCCCTTCACGCTGGCCCCAGATATCGATACCTTAACCATCAACCTATCCTCATCTGTCTTGACGGATCACGCTTTGCTGTCTTCGCGCCGTAGAACGCGAGTGCTGCCGCCTCGATCGGTCCTGAGTTCTCACCGCCGAAGCCCCAGCCGCCTATGATGGGGCGTCTTGTCGCCGTCACAGCGCTGTCTCTGAGTGCTATCTGCGGTTTGTACCATGTCACGGTCTTCTCATTCAGAGCGTCCGTGAGCATGCCCACAGAGGCTATCACCTCGCGGGCGTTGGGCCGCACGACCGACCCTTTGAACTTCCATGTGCCGGAAAGCTGGTCCACAAGGACGTCCACTCCATTCCTACCGTCCACCACCACACAGGACGCATGCATGTAGCGGGCATTCAGCCAGTCGCTCAGCCAGCGCAGGCCGATGCCGGTCGGCTGTTGCTCAATGAGCGAGATGCGCGCCGGGCCTTCCTGCGGGATGACTGCTCCGCAGAGGGAGACCTCCGAACCATCTGTGGAGAACTTGACGCCATAAGCTGTCTTTCCGTCCGGTTTCGGCGCATCAGATGCGCAGGCATCCCAGACCGCCGCGTCAATCGCGAGGTCGGCCTGCTCCGATACGGCAGGAGTCCACCACCCGAGCCTCTCACGGGCGAAGGTGTCGGCATCCATCTGCTCCGCCTCGCCCTCAATGGTCGACAGCAGGATGCGTCTGCCGAGTGCGGGGTTGGTGTCTGCCCATCTCTGCTTATCCTTGACGTCACCAATCTCGTCCACGGAGTACTCGAACCATGCCGTCTTCTTGGTCTCGCCGTCCAGTGCCCGGTCACGAATCTTGCGGAAGACCGTGCCGGTCGCTGTTGGATCCGGCGGGGTCCCGACATAGATCGTCTGGGGGTTCTGGCTCGCGGACAGGGCAGGAAGGAACGATGCCTGCTGTGCCTCGTCCATCTCCTGCGCCTCATCTACGATCAAAAGGTCAGCATGCTGGCCTCTGCCGCCGTTCCTTGTCCGCGCAAGGAATTTGATTCGCGCTCCGCTCTTGAGAATGATCTGCTCACGACCCAGTGCCGACTTGATCTCCGAGACATACCGCTTGATGTTCTTGTGTTCAAAGAAATCCCGCATCTCCTCGAAGGTCTCCGTGGCGGTCTTCTGAAGATGCGCAGTGTAGATCACCTGCTCGTTGAACAGGAGCATCCCGGCTGCTGCTCTTCCTTGCACGAGCAGGCTCTTGCCGTTCTGCCTTGGGACGCTCCCTCCGCAGGTCTGGGACGCCCATCTGCCGGAAGGAGATCTCCCGAACCAGTCGTCAAGGATTTCCGCCTGCCATGGATCAAGATCAAGCCCTCCGACCTTCAACACCGTCGTGGCATCCATTCCGTCGCTGTCACGATACCCCGGAGCGATCCTTACGGACGGCTCCTGGCTTCCCATCAGCGGCGCGTCCGGCGAGGATGCTCGCGATCTCGTCGCCGTCATCCGTCCCTCCTTCTAACTCCTCTATCTCCCTTAACGTTTCCCTGTACTGTTTTGCCAGACCGGCGAGATCCCTTGCTCCCGGTCGCTGGTCAATCTCGTCTGCGAGAATCTCCAACAGGTCCTTCAGTTGGTCAATTCGTGCCCTGTCGGTGCCCTGACTCAGCATTTCTCAGTCCCTCCTCTTGGTCCCTGCGGCCCTCGTGTGAATCGGCGCTAAGACAACGGGCCCGCGCCTCCGGGGCCCTCCGGGCGCCCTCCCCCACCTGCTCACCATGCTCCATCAGCAACCGACGACCTGCGAAGAATTTTGTTCGATTTCGTTGCGTTGCAACACCAATGAGCAGCTTGAAGGTTGCTCCAGTCCCGAGCTGCGGCCTCGGGTGATTCGTAGCCGTAGAGTCTCCACTTCGAGACAGGACGGATCTCGTCGATCACGAAGGACAGAGGATGTTTGGCGTCTGAAGGTTCGTCGTAGTGGATCGGACCGAGCCTGCCACGACAGATGCCGCAGGGAGCCTGCATAGCTTTGAACCGTGCCCGGTGTTTACGCCGGAGGTTGCCGTTCTTATACCGGGGGTTATTCATGAGGGGGCCTCTGTTTCTGTGGATAACAAAAGGGAGCCGATCATAATGACCGACCCCCACGTAAGGGATGAGGCGAGTGAAGGGAACCTCGCGTTGTCCTATTTGGACATATACATCATAACAGCTGGTCCACTGCATTATCACTGCACGGTTTTCTCTCTGTCCTCCAGGATCCTGCGCACCGATGCCAGACCGCGTCCGTGCAGTTCCCACATCCAGCGCGGCTCATAGCCCATAGCAGATGCGAGAGCGTACTCATCCTTGATGCCGTCAATGTATCTCAGCCAGAGCACCC